GATAGTATCATTTTACTTTAATAGACTTACCGGCAGTTGTGGTTTCAACCCCTGCACGCTAGCTTTGTTTTGAACATATTATCGTAGTTATGCGTACATCTATACGTTTATACTTATGGAAATAGTTTGTTTTGTGATGTAAACTTGAGATACTCGACAGAGTTATTAAGTTAAGATTCATAAATCACATCGAGAGATGTAAAGAACAAGTTTCTGATGCGAAATTTATTTTATTGTCTTGTTGACATTTTATGATGTTTATATACACATCTTATGTATTGTTTTTCTTTTTCAAGCATGTGTTAATTTTATTATAATGGCGGTGTTTCCGCTGCTTTTAAGTCCTGGTTCATATTCGGGACGGGTTAGCCACCCGTCGCCAGGCGTACCATTTATGGTATCTGTCTTATTTATGGCTACTGATAGCTTTTCTGAATGTAGAGAAGCTTCCCAAATTGTTGGTGAAGAATGTCGGGCGTATGTAAATCCTAACGGTGATTACCCCATTCCAAGTCCTTGTGAATCTGTGTGTGAAATTACGATTGAAGACTATTGGGATCGAACTTTGTTCGATTTTCAAGCTTTTGATTCGTTTCATCGTGCCATTGACGGTTATTCGTCGAGTTCATCTTATGACATAGATGAAAGAAATTTAGTTGATTATGATGAACGCTGCAAGCGTTGTCATGAGATATTTTGTATATGTTGTAATAATTGTGGTTCTCCTTTTTGTAAGTGTAGTGTTTTGGATGGTATTTCTGACTATCATGATGCTTTAACTAACGAGGAGAAGTTACAATATGTCGGAGTTACTCAGTTTGATGACTTACCTGAGTTTGATAGTGAGTGTTATTATCCGACATCTTATGTGTTTTCGCACCATCCTGATACTGTTCCTCAAGAGATTGAGATTGCAGAATTTGAAGGAAATCCTAATAGGAAGTATAAATGGTCTTCTGATGGATGGTGTACAAAAATTCCTAACCGCGTATTAAAAGCGTGTAGGAAGAGAACGAGTCCGTACCCTACTAAAACGGTACATGAATACACTGTAGAAGCTAAAGCAGTGGACAGTTTAGATAGATCATGTGTCTTTGCTGTCCCCGGTTTGGAAGATTATACAAATAAATCCAGATGTAGCCCGGTTAAAGCTACAAATGATGAATTGAAGTTTGAGCAAGAGTTTTATTGCTCCGCTGTTCAGTTTTTACGTGTACCTCTCGTTGTTGCGAGAG